TTGTTCAGCATTTAATTCTATTCTTTCTTTTGAATTTTCCATATTAATTAGTTAGCTGCGATGTAATTTGTTCCAGTTGTAACGGCTGCAACGTGTGTAGTCTTTTTACTACTTGCTGCTCCTGCTACGTTTGGAGTATCGTCACTAGCGTCTACTGGTGCGTATAAAAGTATTATAGATAAATGGTCTACATTTCTTTGTACTACTTCATTAATTTTTGCTTGTGTCATACCTTTAACTGCAAGTTCTGCTGAAGCGTCTGTATTAATACTATTGATAAGCGTTACGCTATGTGTTCCTGCTGCTAAACATTCTGTTACTGTTTGTGCCATTCTATTCTCCTTTTAGAGCTTTTAGCTCTGATTGTAGTTCGCCTACTTGTGTAGACAGTTCTTGGACTGCGTTTACTAAATACCAAGTAAGGTTATCTGTATTTACAGTTTTTACTCCTGTTGATTGTGTTGTAACCATATCTGGGAATACTTCTTCTATTTCTTGAGCTATAGCTCCTAGTTGTATACCTTCTTTTTCCACAACTGTTGACTTTGTATTTTCAAAATCTGTAATTTCATCTTCAGTACGATATTCAAAATTTCTAACACGAATCTGTTTTACCTGTTCTAAACCATCATTATTATCTACAATATTCTTTTTGATTCTTCTATCAGAAGTTTGTTGAAAAGTAGTAGCGTTACTAGCTTGGAACATTGAAGCACCACCAGGAGGAGCTAAAAATCCTGTATCATCTCCTTTACCTGAAACAGAAATACCAATTACCATTTCAGAAGTACCAGTAGCACTAGCTAATGCTTGATAACCAACCATTATACTGTTGCTAGAATCTACTGAAGTATGTCCAGCTTCATAACCTACAAAAGTGTTATTACCTCCTGTTGTTAAACTATCTCCAGCAGTATATCCAATAGCAGTATTATTATTGCAGATAGTTGCTAATCTCATTGCATCACTACCAACTGCTGTATTTGCATTTTTTTGTCCAGCAGTTAACATGGTTTCATCACCAATAGCTACGTTAAAAGCAGATGAGCCATTAAGACCTTGACCTGCTGCATATCCTACAGCTGTATTTTGTCCACCTGTAACAACTGCTGTTAAGGCTTGTTGCCCAACTGCTGTGTTGTTACTAGCTGAGGTATTAGCATCTAATGTTCTATAACCTACGGCTACGTTTGCTGAACCTGTTGTATTAGCATCCATGGCTTCTGTACCAACTGCAGTGTTGTTACTTCCACCTGCGTTAGTATCTAAGGCGTTGAATCCAATAGCTACGTTATCTGAAGCTGTATTGAG